TTTCGAGTTAGGGTTAGGTGCTGCACCAAATCAATATCCACTAATGGACGATTCTGATGACGTAAGAGCATCCTCTATTGCAAATGCAGTTCCTAGTGGCGGTTTTACTGATGAAGGTCTAGTTAGAAATATTGCAAACGACGCAAAGACAATGGCTAGAGATTTAACGCCTAACGTTAATTTTAATTTTCCAAGTCTTGCCGGTGGAGTAATGAACCTTGTAAATAGTGTTGCTAACAATCAACGACAACATAAATTTATAAATGACCTTTTAGGTAGAGCATCACCTGCAAAGAATGAAGCTTTTTATGGAACAGCTCTCGCAAACATGCAAACACCTAACGCAATGAGTGACGCAACAACAATGGCATTAGGAGATACAAGTAAAGGAACAAGTTTAGGTCAAGCTACAAAATATTTTAAAATGGCAGGTTTAACTGACAATCAAATAGAAGATTTTTTTGATGCTAATAACGACAAAGGTCGTTTTATGAATGAAAATTATTTAAGATCTATGTCTGAAGATAAAGACATGTTTGATACAGGTGTATCATTTATTAAAAATGCAAAAGCTACTGCTAACTTAGCAAGAAATTTAGAAGCTGCGCAAAATCAAATGATGATGGAAGATGCAGTAGGTTCTGATAGACAACCAGCTTTTGAATTAGGTCTAGGTCAAGCACCAGACCAATATCCAATACAAGCTTCTGATAGACAACCAGCTTTTGAGTTAGGTTTAGGTCAAGCACCAGATCAATATCCAATAGTTCCTTCTGATAGACAAGAAGCTTTTGAGTTAGGTTTAGGTGGAGCACCAGATCAATATGAACTTAATCCGTTAGGTCCTGAATATGATCCAGTAATGGATATTATGCCAAACGAACAAGAATACATTGATATTAACCCAGAATTTTATAGAGTAACTAGCAGACAAAGTAATAGCCCACTTGCAGGATTATTTGGAAACAATTTAACAAGTCAATTAGTGTATGGTAATTTTGATGATGACAATCTTCCTCCAGGAGTAGAACCATTTGTAGATGCAAATGATGCAGCATCATTTATTACTGAACAATTAAATGAGGGTAATCCAAAAAGCATAAGATCTCAAAGATTTTACGATAGCTTAATACCACAAGCAATTTATTAAACATGGTTGGTCCTCATCAAGATAATGGGGTTCCATACAGTAATCCTAATGCAACTACAGTTCCAGGAACTACTTATGGCTATGCAGGAATGGGCACACCCACTCCTCCAGTTGACAATACCAATACAGTAACAAATACACAAAACAATCAAGGTGGTTCAAATTTAGGTGTTTCTATACACACTGATCAACCATACACTCCTCCAGTTGTTCAACAGACTTATGATTTAACAGATTTTTTCCAAGATTTAGCTGCTACAGAACGTACAAATCCTAAATATGATAAAAGTTATGCGTATGGAGCTCATGGTGATGGATCTGGAATGCCTTTGGGTGGTAAATTTTATGCTCAAGATTCTAGTGGTAGACCAATTTATGATTCTTCAGGTAATTTAGTATTAACTGGTACAGGTGGAATGTTATATAACCAACTGCAAGACGCTGGTATTGCAGGATCTAACCAAAATATTTTAAGTGCTGATACTTTAAAAGCTTTTGCTGATCAATTAACATTTGAAGATTTAACAGATGTTTATGATCAATATTATCGTGATTATACAGCACCAGGTGGAGAAGGTGGTTATACTAGATATGGATTTGGACCAAGTGAAAGAGATAGAAAGTTAGATCTTTTACGTTTTTTAAATAGAGGTGCGCCAATAAGAGGTTTGTCAGAACAAGGATTTTTTGATAGTATGAAAGATGCATATTCAGAAGATTTAGCTAAAGCATCTGATGAAGGAATATTTTCTGGCATATTAAAAGCAGGTGTATTTGATTCTGAGGCACTAAAAAGATTAATAAGAAGTTATGGATCTGGTGTAGCAAAACCACGCTATACAAATGTAGCAAGAGGTGGTATAATAAGTTTATTAGGAGCATAGTATGTGGCATTTATTAGCAAAACCATTGTTAGGTGTAGTTGCAGACGGAGTTAAAGGTTTTGTAGAAACTAAAAAATTAAATGGCGAAGTCAAGATTGCAAAAATTAAAGCAGAAAAAAAGAAACAAGAAGATATAGCAGCAGGTAAAATAAAATGGGAAGCAGCAGCTGTAGATCAAATGAAAGGATCGTGGAAAGACGAACTAATTTTAATTTGCCTACTGGCGCCTGCAATTGCAGTCTTCGTGCCTGGTTGGACACCACATATAAAAGCAGGTTTTGAGGCCTTGCATTCTTTACCAGATTACTATAAACATTTATTATATTTAGCTTGCTCAGTTTCTTTCGGTGTGAAAGCAGGACCTGCAGCAATGAACTTATTTAAAAAGGGGAAATAAATATGGCTCTAAAAGGTAAACAACATAAGTTAGACAAAAATAAAGATGGTAAAATTAGTGGTGAAGATTTTAAAATGATGAAAAAAGGCGGTAGAGTTGCTAAGAAAAAAGGTGGCAGAATCGCAAAGAAAGTTGGCGGTAGAGTCAAAAAAATGGGCGGCGGAATGATGAAAGAAAATCCGATGGCTAAAAAAAGCATGTATAAAAGAGGAGGCAGAGTAAGATAATGGGTGAGAAAAAAGTACCTAAAGGTTATCACAGAACAAAAGATGGCAGAATTGCTAAAAAAGGTTTGTACTATTACATGAACAAAGCTAAAAAATCTGGTAAAAGTAAACCAGGTAAAGGTAGTGTAACAGACAAAGCATTAAAAGAATCTGCTAAGACTGCGAAAAAGCCTAAGAAAAAGAAAAAAGATTAATGCGAGATGAAACAGCGATCTATTTAATCCTTAAAAAGATTAGAGAGCGCAAAGAGGAGTTGAAAGAAGTCATCGCAGCTGGATTACCTAGTTGGGATGAATACAATAAAACCGTAGGTGAATTTAAAGCCTATGCAATAATGGAACAGGAGATTCAAGACCTGCAGAAAGACGAGGAAAATTATGACGGAGAAGGAACTACCCAAACGTAGATTTGCGTTAGAGGAGAAAGATTTGTCAGTGGAAGCTGATGAAAACAACAAGGTAGCAGAAGAAAAAGAAAATAAATTTCTTAAAAAAATACAAGAAGATGCTACAAAAGATATAGAGCATTTACCCACAGAAAAAGTATTGGAACGTTTACCAGAACCAACTGGTTGGCGTATGCTAATTTTACCATACAAAGGACAAGGTAAAACAAAAGGTGGTGTAATACTAACAGATGAAACAATGCAAGAGCGTGGCTACACAACAGTCACAGGTTTGGTTCTTAAACAAGGACCAGAGTGTTATACAGACAAAGAAAGGTTTCCTAATGGACCTTGGTGTAAAGTAAATGACTGGGTTATATTTGGTCGTTATGCAGGATCTAGGTTTGGGATAGAAGGTGGTGAAGTGAGAATACTTAACGAGGACGAGGTAATTGCTGTGGTAAAAGACCCAGAGGATATCTTGCAATTTAGATAAACAGGAGTAAAAAATGCCTGCAGAAGCGCAAACGAAAGTAGAAGCACAATCTGAAGCTGAAGCAAAGATGGTTGATTTACCATCTGATGGACCTTCGGTGGATGTAGAACTTCCTACCAGTAAAGAAAAAACTATTAATCCTGAACCAGAAACACCAGAACAAGAAGTAGTTGTAGAAGAAAAAACTGACACAGCATCTGAAGAAGAGATGGGTGATTATGGTAAAAAAGTACAATCAAGGATTGATAAATTAACTAAAAGATTGAGAGAGTCTGAAAGACGCGAACAAGCTGCAATACAATTTGCACAAGGTGTACAATCAGAAGCTCAACAATTAAAACAAAAAACAACTAATTTAGATCGTGGTTATATTGCAGAATATGAACAACGTGTAAAAGCTGAAACAGAAGATACCAAAGCAAAGTTAAAAACTGCTATGGATGCTGGTGATGCTGACGCTGTAATAGCTGCACAACAAGATCTAGCTAGATTAGCTGTGGAATCAGAAAGAGCTAAATTAACAATAGCTCAAAGGGAAAGAATGGCGAGAGCTGCTCAAAGCCCAGCTGCACAGCAATATCAACAGCAACAACAACAATTTGTGCAACAACCTGCACAACAACAACCAGCTCCACCCCCTGATCCGCAGGCTGAGGAATGGGCTGAACAAAATGAGTGGTTTGGCAAAGATGAGCCTATGACTTTGACAGCATTTTCTATACACCGTAATTTGGTTGACGAAGGTGTTGACCCATCGTCAAAATCATACTATAATGAATTAGATAAACGAATGAAGGATAATTTTCCTCATAAGTTTCAAGAGTCAACGCCATCGCAGACTGTAGCTTCTGTTAACAGAGGTTCTGCACCTGCAAAAGCGCGCAAAGGTACTGTGAGACTCACACCATCACAGGTAGCCATAGCAAAAAAACTAGGTGTGCCACTGCAAGAATATGCGAAATACGTGAAGGAGTAGGCATATGGAAAAAAATACAAAAAATAAACTACCATCACGCGAGTCAGAAACTAGGGCTAAAAGAGAGCGCCCAAAGGTATGGACTCCACCGTCACAACTAGACGCACCACCTGCACCAGAAGGTTTTAAACACCGCTGGATTAGGGCCGAAACGATAGGACAGATGGATACAAAAAATGTGTCCGCTAGAATGCGTGAAGGTTGGGAATTTGTCAGAGCTGATGAATATCCTGACACTGATTGGCCTCAAATGGACTCAGGTAGATATCAAGGTGTTATAGCTGTTGGAGGTTTAATGCTAGCAAGGATCCCTAATGAGATCGTTGAGCAGCGAAAAGAATATTTTGCAAAACTTACGCAAGATAAAGATGACGCTGTTGCAAATGACCCAATGAAGGACCAACATCCTAGCATGCCGATCTCGAAAGAGAGAAGTTCTCGCGTAACATTCGGTGGCAAAAGAAACACTTAGTTTCTCCCACACAGTTACAAAACTTAATACACTCAAGGTGAGTGGATTATAATAATTATGTAAGGAGATAATCATGGCTAATAATGATGCGCCATTTGGTTTTAGGCCTGTAGGAAAACTTGGAAGTGACATTAACAATTCTGGAACTTCTAAGTACAAGATCGCTGCTGGTGAATCAGACGTTATTTTCAAAGGTGATGTTGTACAATTAGAAACTTCTGGTTGTATAACTGTTAGTGGTAACACTACTACTACAAACATCGGAATATTTAACGGTTGTTTCTACAACGATCCAACTACACAAAAACCGACATTTTCTAATTATTACCCTGGTGGCATTACGCCTACTCAAGGTGATATAGAAGCATTTGTCTATGACGATCCAGACATGCTCTTCGAAGTTCAAGCTAATGGAACTTTAGCACAAACAGCTGTTGGCGATAACGCTGACCAAGTTTATACTGCTGGTTCTACTATTAACGGACAGTCTAAAGCTGAACTAGGTTCTGTCGCTGGCGGAACTGCTCAGTTTAGAATAGTGAGAATTTGCGAAGATCCAAATAATAGTGACATTGCAAGTGCAAATTCAAATTGGATTGTAAAATTCAACGAGCATCTGTACTACAACAATGGATCTGGAATTTAACCTATAGGAGATATTGAACAATGGTAATTTCAAGAATGCAATTGGTCAAAGAACTCGAACCAGGGTTAAATGCACTGTTCGGGTTGGAATACGACCGCTACGAAAATCAAGACAAAGAAATATTCGATACAGAGTCATCTGATCGAGCTTTCGAAGAAGAAGTAATGCTTGGTGGGTTTGCCAATGCTAGTGTAAAACCTGAGGGTCAAGGGGTAACCTATGAAGACGCTCAAGAAACTTTCACTGCAAGGTACACTCATGAAACTGTTGCATTAGCTTTCTCATTAACTGAAGAAGCCGTAGAGGATAACCTTTACGACAAACTCAGCACTAGATATACAAAAGCATTGGCACGTTCAATGGCTAACACTAAACAAGTTAAAGCTGCTAACGTTCTTAACAGAGCGTTTAACAACTCTTATCTTGGTGGTGATGATAAGGAGCTTTGTGCTACTGATCACCCAACTCTTAGTGGGAACCAGAAAAACGAATTGTCAACTGCTGCTGACTTAAACGAAACTTCGCTTGAGCAAGCACTTATCGACATTGCTGATATGAAAGACGAAAGAGGATTAAAGATTGCACTTAGAGGCATGAAATTAATCATCCCAGTTAACCTTCAGTTTATTGCTGAAAGATTAATGAAATCTTCTGGTAGAGTAGGCACTGCTGACAATGATGTCAACGCACTTAAATCAATGGGAATGATTCCACAGGGTTATACTGTGAATAACTTCCTAACTGATACTGATGCGTTCTTCATTAAAACAGATGCACCTAATGGACTTAAACACTTCACTAGAGCACCTATCAGAACTGCAATGGAAGGCGACTTCGATACTGGAAACGTTAGATACAAAGCTAGAGAAAGATACAGCTACGGCTGGTCTGACTGGAGAGGTATCTTTGGTTCACCAGGAGCTTAATAAATTTAGAAGGGGCGGAATTAGTTCGCCCCTTCTACCTAGTAAACAGTTACCGAGGCTGGCTAGGCAGTACAGTATAGTGACGAGGTAACGAAAGCCCTATACAGGCAAGGAG